CTTATTTGCCAATTGTCAAAGTCCGAACCTGTTATTCCTATGAACTCTTTATAAGCCTGTATCTTTTGAGCATTTAATTCTTCTGTAATTACAAGTCCTGCATCCAGTTCTTTACTGAAATCTTCTAATGAATGAGAGTTTAGTTTTGAGAGCTCTTCATCATACCACTTATCAACAAGAAGCATACTCTCTTTATTTCCTTTAGCCTTCGCAACATACACATCATAATCGTGCATTAGCTTAGAGTATGGGTCACTACTTGCTAATTTGCTATTGAGTTCATTTTGTAGAGACATTTGAAGTTTTGCATTAGATTTGATGAGTTCACTTTTTTTAAGTGCCTCTGATTTTGCTTTTCTATCTTTAAGAGCTGTTATATCTTTAATAGCATTCTCTTCGTCTTCTTTCTCTTTTTTGAGAAGCTCTTGTTTTAATTTGCTTATTGCATGAGCAACTTTTATTTTTTCTCCAGCAATTCCCTCAGAAGATTTATAAGCATTTGATCCTGACCATTTTCCACGATTTAGCTCTTTAAGTTCATCCTCTTTCTGTTTTAGCTTTGTCTTAATAGTTTCAGTATCACCGTGCCATCTTATCTCTCTAGCGCTCTCTTGTTGTATATTGTACTCATGTAGCCAATGAGTAGCGGTCTCCAGCACACCGCTGAGTGCTTGAATGTCTTGTTTTGTGTCTTCAAATACATTCTTTGTCATTTCCCCTGTGAGTTGATCCCAAGAGTTTGTTAGGTTTGAGAGTGCTACAGACATTGTATCAGTTGATTTAAAATCTTTCATCGTGCTATTTAGAAGTTTTACTACATCATCACTCTTTTTTAGTTTATCATTTGTAAGCCCCAAAGAGCTTAGAAATCTTCCTAGGTCACTATTTGCAAGAACAGTACCACTAGCTAAACCATCGACACCTGCCAGTAATGAATTAAACTCTATTCCTGCTGCACCACTTGCTATTGATAGTGAACGAGTAAGCTCAATCATATCACTAGATGATGCACCTACGTTACTCATACTTACATACATTGCTTTATAAATTTGATTTGTTTGGTCTAATGTATGAGGAGTTTGAGCGTTTATTTTTTGAAGTTCTTTTAGTGTCTTATTTGCTTCTCTATTTGCATTTGAGTATCTATCCATTACGGGAATAGATTTGTCCTGAATAGCAACTGCTAAAGAGACGAGACCCGCCTTTGAATCCTCAATAGTTGAGTTGTACTTAAATCCATTTTTTACGATCATATCATAAGCTTTATTAACTGCATAAAGCCCCGCAACACCTTTGGCTAAGCCTACAATAGACTTATCAAAAGATTTTGTATTTTCACCTGCTTTTTTTGCAGATTTTGACACACCATCAAGCTCACCCTGTACTACTTTGAGCTCACCAGTTTTTTTATCAATAGATATTTTTATTCTTAAATCTTTATTCATATTTTTAATCCTATCTATTTATTTACTGTTGAGCTCACTTGTCATACTCTTGCAAACTCTATAGACTTCAAGAGTCTCTAGCTTGTTTGCTTTGCAATAGTCTTTCAATATTTCGTAGTTTACAACTGCTCCAGACATTGATGGCTCAATACTTAGAAGCCATGCATCGCCTATGAGATTCTCTTCTTCATCTAGCCAAGTTACACTGTCATCATCTGCTAAGTCATCTCTATACTTAGCAAGATGAAAACAGCTACTCTTCTGCTTGAACTCTTTAGCAAAAGCATTGAGCCTTTCTACTTTTTTGCTTTCTCTTCACGAACGAGTGCAGCAAGTGAGTTGCTAAACTCTACAATGTCACTGTTTTCATACTGCTCTTTAATCACAGAATCAACAAGTTCTTTGTCATTTGTAGCTAACTGTTTTTTAAGTATGTTTTTAAAATTAGTAATAAAATCTTCATTCTCAGTTCTATCATTGTTTACAATTTCCTGCTCTTTAGTAGAAAGACCTCTCGCTTCTAACTCAACTTTTTTACCGTCAAGAAACTCATAATCAAACTTAACTGTCTTTCTCTTTGCACTAAATACTTTATTCATAATTTTAACCTTTGTAATTTTTATTTTTATGTAGTTTTTAAGGTGGTGGGAACTACAAAAAACCCACCTAATTTACATTTTTATGTATAAACTATAGTGAAGTTGTCTCCACCAGCTGAGTTTTCACACAACCAGTTGTTTTCATAGACAACTTTTCCGCTGTCATCACTCTCACTCACATCAGATGGTTGACAATATGAAGCAGTCAGTGTGATGATATTTCCTGCTACATCCCCAAGAACAACGATAACCTCTTTTTTAGTGTTAGCGTTTAGATCTGACCAATGGTCCTGATTGCCTTTAGTCTTAATAGCTGACACTTTAATAGTAGGTTTGAGATCATTTATGTAAAACTCTTTGCGATTAGCTGCATAAGTCTCTTGAATATCATTCCCAATATCGAAAGTGAAATCTTTCATGTCAAGCTCACCACCACCGACAGTTAATGCAGTAACACTCTTAATTAAAAGATTTGAATTTGCATCAAGAGTTACAGCAGGATTATCTTCTGTAGTCTCTTCTAGTGTTGTAAATCCTTTGAGTGAAAAGCTAAACTTAGCAATCTCTCCAACCGCACCACCAAAAGTGAAAGTACCCGCAATTCCAGCAACTTCTCTTTTTGAACCATCAAGATATGCAAGTGCAGTTCCCTGGACAAAAGATGTAGCCTGTTTGTAAGTAACAGTATTATTATCACTATCAACTACTTCTTCAAGACCACTCAGTTTAAAGAGTTCAGCATATGCAGGAGCAGTTCCAGCACTTCCTGAACATCTTGCATTTACATCTACACTAAAATCAGCTGTTACATAGTCATTGTTTACAGATGTCTTAGAATTACCTAATTTTCCATTTCCCATATCTTTATAATCTACAGACTTAGCTTTTGGGTTGATGAGCACACTGTTATCAGTTGTGATAATGTTATCTGCACCAGGTGTTCCTGATGTGCTTACTAGCAGTGTATTTCTAACTGTTAATTGATTCGACATCTTCTTTATCCTCTAGTTTTATATACCCAGCATCTATAAGAGACTGAATATTTTTAGTGATTTTCTTCACTTTACAAACGCCATCTTCAAAAACTAATGTTTTACCATCAGCTTTTAAGATGCTATTTTTTCGAAGTATCTTTAGCTTTTGCATCTTTGGCTTCCTTGTCTGTTTTAGCTTTTGCATCTTTGGCTCTTTTAGCTTTAAGAACATCACCAAGAGTTAAAATTTTCTGTTTTGTATCTGCCATAATCTACTCCCTAGTTCGTAATAATAAATACAAATTTACTATTTTTCTGTTGAAATTTTCTATCCCATGCATTTGCATTTTCAAGCTCTGCTAAAGATGGAGATACACCAGCTACAGTTGATTTATCAAAACTCCAACCGATTGGATGAACCACAAGACCACGACGAGTTACAAACTGAGAAGTACCTGCACCATTACCTGCAAGTTCATTTTTGACAATAGCAACTGCTGGCATATCAGATGGAAGCTTTTTAGTTGAATAAGCTAATGCTCCATTCTGAGATATTACAGATGTGTATAGTTTTTTGTTGTCACCCTGAGCAACTGGTAGTAAGTCATTTACAAATACTCTATATTTTCCGTAGCGTTCGATTGGCATTCCACCATCACTTTGGAACTCTGTTACAATAAGATTAGCTTTTTTAAGGTCACCATACACTTTAGAATGAATAAATATAAAGCTAAAGGCATCTTGTTTGTCACCAACTTTACCCGCTACATCTATTGTATAAGACATATCAAGAAGTACATCAGTACTTGAACCTTGGTCATCATCATTTGAAACATCAAGAACAAGGTCTGAGTTATCATTTGCTACATTATCCGCTGCAATACCTGCAACTGTTTTCATTGTTCTATAAAGTAAATCTTCTGCCCAATACTTGGCTACATAGTTATCTCTAATGAACTGAACTGGGTTATTTTGTGAAAGTGCATGAATCAGAGAAGACTCTTTCCATGAACGAGCATATAAACCTAACATTGCATACATTGTTTTCCAACCGATAGAACTCGGTGTAATGTCATTTGTAGAATCATCCATGATAGATGGCTCACTGTAAACAGGGTCAGCTATAAAAGGTAACTCAAAAGTCTGTCCTGCATCTGTAGCGTTTACTACTTCATCCAGTCTTGGGTCTTTTACTAAAAGTCCACTTGCTAAGATATTTTGAAGAATTGGGGAAGCATCAATAAAGTCTTCCGTCCATTTCTCTCTTACTATTACATCAACTAATTTTGAATAAGCCATTATTTTCTACCTTTTTTATATTTTATACATATCATCGACAGTCATCGCACCACTGCCACTATTGCCACCGTTACCAGCACCACTTCCATCGTTACCTTTGGATTTCAGGAGGTGTGGCTTACTTTCAAAAAACTTCTTTAAACCATCATCAAGAGTGAGTGAGTTCTCACCATCTTTATATTTAACAGAGTCACCATCTAGCACTACACTAGCTTTTAAAACAGTATTAAGCACATCAGCATCAATCACATCATATTTGCTAAGACCACTACTTAAAGCACTCTCAACTCTTAAAGATTTGTTTTGAGCTTCAATGTTTGCGAATGACTCTTGAAGTGTTTGTGTCTCTTGCTTTTGAGTCTCTAACTCTTTTACAAGTTCACTCTTACCATCTTCTTTCGCCTTAGCAATTTCTGAATCAAAGTTAGATAACTTAGACTCTAAATCTGTTTTAGCTTTTGAGATAGCTTCATAGTTTTTATTTAAGTCATTGAACTTAACTCTCCACCCTGCACTCTCATCTCTTAGGCTTGTAAGACTTACAGATATTTCTGCATCTATCTCATTTGCCAACTCTTGACTTAATTTCCCTGCCTCTTGCAGTTCTTGTAGTTTTTTGAACATTTTAATAAATCCTCCCGATTAATTAACATAATCATAGGATTTTAAATTGTAGTTTTTTGGAAAAAAATAGGTCTTAATTTGTATAGAGTTATGAAAAAGGTTCTATTATATGGCAATTTATACTTATGATGATGATTTTGTAGTAAGCAGTATCGATGAAACTGAATTAGATAAGGCTGAATCTGATGCAATACTAGAAGTAAGTATGCTTAAAATTACTAATGAGTACTACAAAGAAAAATCAGTTAAAGCGAAAACTCTAGCAACTCTATGTCTTCAACAGCTAGAGGGTGATGGTATGGAGTTCAAATACAAAGCATATATGAAAGATTTCGACAGATATATATCACTCGCTAAAACAAACTCCTCACCCTCGAACATATCTAATATACCGATAACACGAGGTTAACATGGCGAACTTAAACGATACTCTTATAGATATAAAAGAGAAACTCCAAACCATAGCAGATATTAAAACAGTAGGCATAGGCTTAGAGAAAGGCTTAGGTTCTAAAGACTGCCCTTTCATTCGAGTAGTTTCCAATGGTGATGCTAAAGATGGTGGCTATAGAAAACTAGACATAAACATAGTCTTCGGCTTTGATATTAAAAACAGAGATATAGAACTTATGTATAAGAGTATGTATGAGCTTGAAGAAAAGATTATAGATACTCTGCAGTACAACTTACAAAATGGCGACTGTTTCTATAACTCAACTCAAACAGATGGAGATATGCTTCAAAATATAAAGAGTTCAATATCTAACTTTACAATTAATAATATCACGGTGTAATTATGGCTGAAAACTTTAGTATAGATGGACTCAAAGAGATAAACAGAACTCTTAGTGCTATTGATAAGAGTCTTTATCCTGAGCTTGTTGTAGCACTTACTGATGATGCTTATGCTAATGTTAAAAAAGGCTCAAAGAAGCATATTCAGAGTGGTAACCTTGATGATAATATCGCATTTAAAGTTAGTAGGAACAGACTAACTGGAGAGGTGTTTATAGAAGATAATGCCATGATGGTTGATTGGAAAGGTAAAAAAGTCAATTATGCCCTCTTTGTCCTCTTTGGTTCACGACCTCACCCTATAAATCCTAAGCATAAAAAAGCACTACGATTTTCAAGTGTAGGAAAGTTTGTTTTTGCGAAAGGTATCAAAAAACACCCTGGTTATAAAGGCGACAATTTCCTACATGATGGGGTGCAAGAGACATTCAACAAGATAGATAAAATATTTCAAGGAATGAAAAGTGAATATAAGTGATTATAGTTTTTATAAAGATGCATACAACGGTTCAGGTGGTTTTTTGGATGGTTCTTATATAGACAAGTTCCCAAGAGAGAGTGATGAGAAGTACACAGAGAGACAAAAGATAGCATACTATACAAATATGTTCACATCTAAGGTGAATAGATATAACGGTTATCTATTTAAGACTGCACCTGTACGAATGTCTAGCAACTCACTTATGAGACAAATATTTGATGATGTTGACAACAAAGGAAATAGTGCCAATGTATTTATGTCTAACTTCGCTAAAAACTCTAAGGCATTAGGTAGTAATTTAATACTGATTGATATGCCTAAAAATATTCCTACTACACTTAAGGAGCAAATAGATGCAAGAGCTGTCCCATACTTCGTAGAGATAGCTATAGACAGTGTTGACAAGTATAAGATAGATAAGTTCGGTAATTTCGATTATATATCGTTTAAAGACACTATAGATAACTCTACATTTGAAGAGGATGATGTAATAGATGTTATTCGCTACTACGATAAGACTACATGGAAAGTTATAGCAGATGATAAAGTAATTGAACAAGGTGAGCATAACTTAGGGGTATGTCCTGTTGTAAGCTTTGGAGAAAATGGAGTCTTTCCTGATAGTGGAGAGTTTTCACAAATAGCACACCTACAGAAACGCCACTATAACTTAAAGAGTGAGTTGGACGAGATACTACGAGGTCAAACTTTTTCACTCCTTACTATTAATGCTGATGTTCCTAGTGATGTAGAGATTAAACTTAGCACAGATAATGCCATCGCTTATGGTAAAGATATGAAAGCTCCCTCCTTTGTATCGCCTGATAGTTCAAGTGCTGCAATATATCAAAAAGAGATAGAGAGTGTAGAGAATGCCATCAGCAAGATAGCTTATGACTTGACTACAAACAACTCTCAGGAGAGTGGCATAGCTCTTGATATTAAGTTTCAAGGACTCAACGGATCACTAAGTAACTTCGCTATGAGAATGCAAGACTTAGAGAGTAATGCTTTTGATATAGTGTGTAAGTATTTAGGCATTACTAACGATGTGACTGTAGAGTACCCAAAAGTGTTTAGTATAGTTGATGTTGAAAAAGAGATAAGTATCTTAGGCGAGGTTAAAGCTTTAGGATATACTCTACCAAAGTATGAGCAGTTGAAGCTTCAGCAGATAGTAGCGAATGACTTAAACTCTGTAAATATTGAGGATGTTGATGTTATAAATGGAGAGATTGAGGATGCTTTAAAAGGAGAGTAGATTTACTCTCTTTTGTTTGGTTTAGGCTAGAAGTCCATTGATAAGTTTTCTTTCTTTAGAACACTATTCCCAGAGCAGAAAGATGCTACCCCTGTGTCTATTGCCTTTTTTGTAGCTTCTAGTGCTAAACGATAAGTACTTTCAGTATAAGTTTCATCTTCTTTCTTTGCTGGTATCAAAACTTTTTTACCAGTTAACGGAGAGATATAAAAATCATCTTGATATTTCGTATGCTTCATAATAAAATCCTTTTAACTGATTAGATATTTCTATCCACACCTTATGGTTTATAGAGAAATCCATCTGACTTCTCGTTATTGTACCATTATTGACTTTTTTTATCAATATTGCTTCAACTTTTGACAACTGTTTATTGAAAATTCCTATGAATTCTGAATCATCTACAATGTTATTTTTAAAAATATAAAGATATCTATCATTAAAAGCTGATACACTCTTTCCACCGAATGTAATTGTTTCAATAATATCTTCTGCAGATAAACTAGTTCCATTTGGATGGGAGTGAATTATATCAGACCCTCTTATGAGCCTTGTAGGTATTTCAACTCTGTTTTTATCAATACCATCAATATATAAAGAGTTTCCGTTTTGATGCACTATAGCTGCTTCTCTTTTATATAATGTATTTTTTGAAATACTTTCAATATCTGAAATGTTTACAATAGTTTTTTCTGAGACATCACCATATTTTATAGTTTTTAAACCATTAGTATCGAAATACCCATCTTTTTTATATTTTAAATAATTACTTTTAAATATTCTCATCCCACCATTATAACCAAACACATCACGATAATACCCCAACGGATAATCAGGTCGAATCCTATTAAAAAGCTTAGTAATATCCTCTCCATTATGGAACTCTTGAAGCTTTGCATGACTTCCGACTATCTGTCTCTGCTCGTTGAGTGAGAACTTTTGCATCGTGCTTA